CGATCAGGAAGTGGATCACGCCGAGGCCGAGGGTCGCGGGCGTCAACGGCTCGCCCCCCGTGGGGTAGCTGGCATCGAACGCCAGCGTACCGGTCACGATACGCAGGCTCCCGATGCTGCCGAGCCAGTCTCCTGAGAGGGTTGGGACCAGTGCCATGCGTCACCCCCCTACAGGAGCATCCCGAGGATCCAGTAGACCGTGGTGAAGCCGCCCGACACGGATCCGTAGGCAGTCGCCACGGCGAGGTCCGGAGACGCTGTCGCCGCCGCGTTGCGGACGAGCTGCATGTCGGTTGCGCCCCCGCCCGTCAGCTTGTCGCCCGCGACCACCGAGGCCGCGGTGCTGACGCTCTGGGTGCCGCCGATCTGGATGAAGCAGTAGTACAGGTCCGTGACCACACCGAGGAAGCCGCCCGCGACGGAGTTCGCGCCAGCCTCCTGATCGGTGATGTCCGACGTGACGATGCCGCTGGCACGGGTCTTCCAGTACGCGGCCCCACCGGCGATGGACGCCACGTTGCCCGCGCCGTTGTCGAACTTCACGAGCCGGTAGACCTTGCCGTTGTCCTCGACGACCGCGCCGAGGAGACCGGGGAACGGGAGGGTCGCCTCGTTGAACGACGCGAAGGCGCCCGTCTGCCCGAGGTGAACGCTCTGAACGGGGAAGAAACGACCTGTCATGGATGTGTCTCCTTCTGCTTCAGCAGGGTGTTAGCCGGTGACGGCGTACATCTGCCGCATGAGTCGCGGGGCCTGGTTGGTGTCGTTGCCGGAGAAGAGGTACTGACCGGCGACCATCAGGTTGTCCTGCGCGGGCTTGAACCCTGTGAAGCCGAAGCCGAACTCCGGATCGTCAGTGACCCACATCCGGATGTACTTGGTGTTGAGCATCCAGATGGTCTCCCCCGCCGCGGCGAGGTAGTTGCCGAGGACCGCGTCGTTGACGCCCGCGGCTCCGGGGCAGTACTGCGACTGAATGACCATCGCGGAGTTGAACTTGAGGCCGTTGAATCCGATGTTCGGATCCTGGGTCTCCGTGCGCCACTGCGGCTGGAACTTCTCCTTGATGTAGGAGATGCCGAGGTTGGTCGTCACGATGAGGTTCGGGTACTCGTCCCCGAGGCACGCGGCGTTGTAGGTCTCTTCCAGCAGCTTGTAGGTGATGGGACCAGCCACGTTGATCGGGGTCGAACTGAGGGCCGCGCCGATCGTGCCGCCGCGGGTGAGCGTGCCGTAGGTCGCGTAGAGGGCCGCGGTCCACGAGTTGACGGCGCCGTCATTGAGCTGCTCCGCGAGGCCGTTGAGCTGCAGGATGCGCCCCGCGGTCTGCCCCTCGTTGTACTGCGCGATCGCGAGGATGGCCGACATGGTCAGGGCCGCGTTCTGCAACCGGGCGTCCACGAGACGGAACACCGCCTCGGGCCCCTTGTTGAACACCTGCACCTGCTCCTTCGCGATGGCGACGTCGGTCCGGTAGAACTTCGGCTGGAACGTGGCACCCGTCTCGATCTGCCGCAGGGCGATCGGGAAGGTGTCGCCCATCGCGAAGGCGCCACCGGTCATGGGCGCGTAGATCAGGTTCTCCTGAATCGCCGTGCCCCCAGGGAACCGCTCCAGGTTGTTCTTCTTCTTGTACGCGAGGAGCGGGTCGTTCTTGAAGACGTTGTCGACCACACCGGGGCAGTCTGTTACTTGCGGACCTCAGCTCGCGCTGAGGCGGGCCACCATTTCTGTGGCCTCTGCAGGTTCCGTGTTCCCTGCAGCTCGGACTGTTGCACCTTCCTCGGTTGCACGAGGAGCCCGCTCGCTCAGTCTCTCAGCGTGGACGTCGTGACGGTTGAGCGCCTTGCACGTCGCGTATAGCGCGAGCCGCTTCGAGTAGGTTTCGTCGGAAACCCGCCCGTAGTAGTTCCCGCGTCCGCGATCATGCTGATCAACCGTCGCCTTGAACGCAAGCACGCACTCGACCTGTTGGCGTTTGACCATCAGGTACGGCAAGACCGCGCGAAGACATCGCTCGGTTCCGTCCCCTCGTGTGCGCCATGCCCAGTACGTTCCGTACTGATTCCGCACACGGTAGATCGTCCCGCCAAAGAGCTGCTGCAACTTGTCGAGTGGCGCTCGCACGATCTGGGTCGCGACGACGCGACCTGTGAAGCTCGTGCGACCGCTCCGCATGGGATATCCGGTCTTCTCGATGCCTACGGCACCTTCTCCGTCGATGAACCCGGCTGCCCACGCGTAATCGGTCTCGTTCATGTCCTTCGCCCTCGTTCCCCTCTCAGGGTTCGAGTCAATCAGAGCAGGTTTTCCACACGGCCCTTACGAGCCGGGGTCGCCTAGTTGACGATGTGGATCTTCGTCGAGGTTGAGAGTTCGTCGAGGAACGCCATGGATGATGACTCCTGTCCGTCCCCGGCGAGCGGGCCGGGGTATTACGCCGCGCTGTGTGTCGCAGTATTCCACGCGGCGACGGCCGCCTTGACGCGATCGGTCGACGTCTTGGCAGCCTCGTTCATCCGATCGAGCACGTGCGGCTCGGTCGGTGCTGACACGATCGGGAGCTTGTGCTGACTGAGGGCCTCCCGTGCCCCGTCTTCCCGTGCCGCCTTGAGCTTGGCGTCGAGTTCCTTCTGCTCGAACTCCTTCGCCTGCTCAGCCACGAAGTCACGGTACGCCGTGCGAAGCGGAATGTTGCCCTGTTCGACAGCGAACTTGATCAGGCCCTCGGAATCGAGGGGGGTCTTGAAGCGGTCCCGGTGTTCGAGCTGGAGGTTGGTGAGCTCGGACGCGAAGCGGATCGCCGCTGCGTCCCGCTCGGCGAGCATGCGCTGAAGGTCTTCGGCCGAGATCCCGGCCGTGGTGGTCTTGCGGGTCGGACCCGCAGCGGGATCGAGCGTCCCGTACTGCTGTTCGTAGGCCGCGACCTTGTCCTTCAACGACTTCTCCTCGCTCACGTAGCCTTCGTACCACTTCTGCCAGCCGTCGATCGTCTGGCGGGCTTGCTGGACATCCTGATCGAACTGGGCTCGTGCGGCCTTGAGGTCGTCCGCGCCGTAGCTCAGTTCCTCGCGGCTTGCAACCCCGCGTCGCACGATCTCGCGGGTCGCCTCAGCCTTGAGATTGGCCTCGAACGCCGCTCGCTGGTCTTCGGGAACCGTCTGAAGCACCTGAGCGAGGAAGGTGTCGAAGAGTTCATCTGCCGACTTGCGCTTTGCCATACCGGCTCCTTCGGCTGGCGTCTCACGGGGAGGGGCCGATCAGTCGGGAACCCGCCCATGGCGCCGAGAAGGTTAGAGATTCCCGCCCCCGGTCGGGAACCGCTCGTTGTCCATTGGCTCCGGGGAGGTGACCGGACCCGCCGACAGGGCGAGCCCGAGCTGCTCGTGCAGTTCCTGCACGGTCTCCATGACCCAAGGGCCGAGCATCGGCAACGTCTGGGCCAAGAGCTTGAGGGCCTGATCGATCTCCATGCCCATGCGCAGGGCGGCGTTCCCGATCTGGGAGCCCCCCGGCGAGACGGCAGGCTGACCTGCGAGGCCAGCGAATGTCGGGCCGGTGGCGCCCTGCATGGGTGGGCCCCCTCCGGAAGGAGGCGGCGACGGGGGCGGACCCCCGAGGAGATCACGGCCGGACGGACCACCAGGGAAGGGCATGGGCTAGCCTTTCTTCGACCCGACCTTGGTCTGGACGGCGTCCTTGAACGGCGACTTCACGATGGGTGTGGACCCTGACTTCGACTTCGCCATGCTTACCTCCCGCCGCGGCGACCTGCCGCGCGCTGGTTTGCTCGCTTTTTCATCCGGTGCCACTTCTGGCTGCCCGGCTTGCCCTTGTTGATCGAGGCGTAGAAGACGCCCTTGCCCTTCTTCGAGCCGTAGCGCTCTTCCATGTCGGCCTTCACACGCGCGCCAGAGGGAGTGAGTGGCATGGGCTACCTCTTACGGGAGGATGAAGTGCGTTGAGGCTGCGTGTCAAGGCGCGATCGTCCTCCCAACGCCTTGACCAACTGTTGGATCGCGGGCGACCGCATCAGCATGTTCGCCCGGAGATCCATCACCTTCTTGGCGTAGACCGGGTTCTGCTTCGTGTTGACGGGACGGCCGGGGGTCGGGAGGGGGTAGTTGTACTCGCCGGGGAGGATCCCGAGCCCGTTGTAGGCTTGGAGCTGCCGGAGCGGGCCGTGGCCCTTCCCCTGCCAGTAGTCCCGCTGGTTCGCGGCGTACCGCATCGCGGGCCGGGCCTCCGCCATGAGGAGATCTTCGAGGGCCTGATCGGTCTCCTGCCCGCGCTGCTTGAGGGTCGTGTAGGTCTTGAGCAGATCCTGAAGCACGATCCACTCGTCCGTCGTGACGTTCCGGTTGTTGAGCGCCCGGCGGGGGTTCTCGTAGAAGGCTGGAGACCCCATCCCTTCGGCAATCGCCATCGAGAGGCTCGTAGCCGGATCGATGCCGTGCTCGATGCCCGCGCCCGCGATGGCGAGCAGGTGCCCCCACGGGTAACGGTTGGTGTAGTTGCTCCGCGGCGTCGCGACGGCGCGGCGATCCTCGATGTAGATGGGCGGGGGGCTCTTGGTGCGGCCACGCGTCGCCGCGGGGCGAGCCGCCTCGGCCGCGAGCCGGGTCCACGCAGGGGGCGACGGCGGCGGGATGGGCAGGTCAGCCATGATCCCTACCCCCCTCCACTCCCCGTCTCGCTGACGGTCTGGCGGGGGAAGCCCCCCTCGTCGGTCTTCTGCTCGATCTGCGGAGGCTCCTGCCCGGTTGCCTTGCGCCCGGCGGGGCTCACGGTCCCGGTCAGCCCGAGCATCCCCGCGGCGAGCAGGCGCTCGATGATCGTGTTCGCTCCAGGCGGTGGGGCGCCGCCGTTCGGGATCTCCAGCACCTCGAACAGGCTCCACGGATCCATCAGCCCCCCACGCCAGAGCTGCAAGTAGAGCAGCTTGCGCGACATTTGCGAGATGGCGAGCAGCGAGTTGGGCGTGATGGTGAAGGTGAAGTTCTTGCGATGCCAAATGGCGCGCTCCGCCCGCGTCTTGTTTGCGTCGAGCTGCGGGAGATAGCCCTCGTCGCGATCGCTCATGGACGGCACGAGCGAGCCCGGATCGAAGTCGAAGTCCTCCATGGCGATCCCGGCGTCTCCCAGCATCGCGACCCGGCGGGGGAGGGTGTAGAACTGGAAGAAGTTGCCGATCGCCATGTCGCCCATCTCGCGGAGGAACGCCTCGATGAGCCGGGCCTTCGTGCGGAGGATCGGGGTGAGCATCTCGACGAGCTTCTCGACGGAATCGGCGCCGGGGAGCTGGTTGAGCTGGGTGAGGGCGGAGAGGTTCGCCGTGCCGGAGAGGGTGTCGATCTCGTTCACGACCGCGCCGAAGATCTGGAACGTCATGGGATCGAGCGCGTCGAGCTTGATCGTGTCGACCGTCTTGCCCAGCGCGGCGTTGGTGCGGAGCTTCTGCCCGGCCTGGCGCATGTCGAGCCGCTGCCACACGCTCTCGGGGAGCGCCTTCTTGTCGCCGACGATGCTCGGGCGGAGGACGCGCTTCGTGTAGTCCGCGAACCCGTTGAGCATGTCGTTGACGAAGTCCTGCAGGGGCTTCAGATCCTTGACGATCGACCCGCCCCAGAACGACCACGGCCACGGATCGAGCTGGAGGCGCGCGATGGGGAAGCGGCCGTGCCAGAAGGGGTTGGGGCCGTCGTAGAGGATGACCTTCTCGGTCGCGAGGATCAGCCGCCCGCGGGGGTAGAGCTTGGCGTCGTCCGCGGTCGCCCGCGTGCCGTCGGGCCGCATGCTCCCCTTCGCGTAGACGGTGTACGCCCACGTCGTGTCGGGATCCCCCATGACCCGCGGCGTGCTGCCCTCGTGGACTGAACGATCCTTGAGGTAGATCGTGTAGAGGGTCGCGGTGGGGATTCGCGACATCCGGTTCGTCGGGGCCTTCCGCGTGAGCATGTCGACCGCGGAGGGCGAGATGACCGTCGACATCAGCTTCTTGGCGCGCGTCCACGTGCGGGAGGCGAAGGTGCCCGTGTCGTCCGCGGTGAGCTTGGAGGCGGCATCCGGGAACCGCGCCCGCAGCTCGTTGATCGACTTCGACTCCTGCACGATGACGCCTTCCCACTCCTGCACCGAGCCGTTGAGCGTCGGGCGAATGGGGATGACGTCACGGGGGTCGCGCGGGATGATCCGCATGTCCCCCTGCCCGTCGGCGGCGGCGGGATCCCACGTCAGCTCCGCGTAGCCCATGCCGACGGTGACGGCGTACCGCACGACGTCCGCGAGCTTCATGTCGCAGAAGGCATTGACCCACCACGCGCCCCCGAGGCGGTCGAGGAGGGTGCCCTGATCGTGGAACTGCGGATTGGCCGTCTTCACGCCGAACAGGGACTTCATGTCGGTCAGGGCCGAGACGGTCTGGAGGACGACGTGCTTGACCCGGTTGTCGACGACGGTGGAGAGGGCCTGCGGGCGCATGGGGTCGAGCTGATCCCCCATGACGTAGGCGATCATCTTGCCCGCTTCGTCGAACTGGGGCTCGTGTTCGAGAAGCGCGCGGCCTTCCTCCAGCGCGGCTTGCAACCACTGGAGGACGGCCGTCTCATACCCAGCGTGCGGGGTGGGGGCGCTGATCGGGGTCTCCATAGTAGTTGCGCTCCGGCGGGAGGTGATCCCAGCCGCGGTAGCGCGGGGGATCCTTGATGGCGTCGGGATTGGAGGGGTCGTTGGAGAATGCGGAGAGGACGACGCCGTACTGACGCTCCACGCGGCGGAGGTGATCCATCGAGGTAATGGTCATCTCGCGCCCGAGCGGATCGATGTGGGTGGTCGTGAAGGGGAAGACGGAGGAGGAGAGGAGGCGCGTGCGCGGGGGGAGCTTGACCATCGGCTCACCGCAGGCCGCGCACCCCGGCGCGTCGGAGGTCGAGCGGGGGACGTAGTGTTCGGCCTCGTACCCACATCGGGTACATGCGTACTCAAAAAGGGGCATCAGCTCCACCCCCGCTTGACGTAGGCCCACCGCGACCAGAAGACGACGAAGGTCGCGGGCTGCCCGCACTTCGGGCACGGCACGAGCGTCACTGACTGCTTCCAGCGGTAGGGACCGGGCGGGAGCGCCCGGACCATGCCGCAGCCGGGGCAGGTCGTCACGAGGCGGACCGAGGAGTCCTTCACCATCGGTCCATCATCCGATCGAGGACTTCGTTGGCGACGAGGAGCGCGTAGTCTTCGGCGCTCCAGCCGTGGAAGCGCGCCTGTTCCTGCAGGCGCATCACCTCGTCGTGGGTGAAGTGCCGCGTCACCGGCCCGATCTGCACGGCCGAGAGCCGCTTGACCCGATCGATCAACTGCTCGGCGGTCTGGATCGGCACCTGGAAGACGGCTTCCAGCCTCCGGCGGTCGTCGGGCAGGATGAGGAGGATGCGATCCCCCGGCTTGGTGAGGCTCAGGGCGGCGACCCGGCGCCGGATCTCCTTGAGGACGGCATCGGGGTCTGCCGTGTGGAGTGTCTCCTGCAGCTCCTGCACCTGTTCGTCCGGAATGAACATCTTCAGAATCATGATCCCTCCATCCAGTCGTCCCACGCGGCGAGCATCTCCTCCGACGTCACCGCCGTGTTCTGCCACGTGGCTTTCGTCCCGATCGCGGCTTCCTTAGTGTGCTGGATTCCCTTGGCTTGGGTCAAGAGGCGTCGCTGTTCCGCAACATCCTCACCCGTCAGCCATTCCTCGTCGTGGGCGCCCCAGTAGGCGATGAGGAGGGCCATGATCCGGTCGTCGTGGCGTCCGAACCGGGCCTTGGCCTTCGCGAGGAAGGGGTCGCGCTCGAAATCCTCCATTTCGTCGAGGCAGAAGGGCGAGTTGACGATGAGGTCGCGCTTGGTCAGGGCGTGGAGGCCCTGCGCGATGAGCTTGGGGCGCGTGGAGCGGTTCGTCCACCAGCCGAGGCGGTTGGTGAGCTGGTTGGTCATCTTGTCGTAGACCTTCCAGATGAAGACGTTGCCGTAGTTGAGGCGCGCTTGGAGGTCGATCGGGATCCCGTTCCCGACGCCGTTGCACTCGGGGATGATGAGGGCTTCCTCCCCGCTGTCGTCGTGGTAGAAGCGCCCCACGGAGGCGGCGAGGGTCGCGAGATCGATGGGATCGTGGTGATCGGAGGCGAACTCGGCGACCTGCTCGTCGGGTTCCTTGGTCGTGCCGATCCGGAGGACTTGGATCACGGAGCGGTCCTGCCCCACCCCCTCGGCGACATCGACCCCGAGCGCGTAGCGGTGGCCCGATCGCGGCGCCTCGAAGACCAGGAGGCGCCCGTTCCAGTAGTCGAGGTCGTAGCCGGAGGGCAGGGGCACCATCGACATCCCAAGACCCGGCACGATGATCTTGTCGAGGTCGGGATGGAGGCTCATGCACCCATCCTCGGCCGGAACTCCACCAGCCCGGCGGTGGGCCGCGCCATCTGGCGCTGCTCATTGATGGTGTCGTGCGGGAAGACCGAGAGGGATGTCGCTTGGAAGGCTTCGAGGTCGTCCGCGGCGTACTCGGCCAGGAAGAGGTGGAGCTTCTTCCGCTCCGCGTAGTCGGCGCGCGTCATCTCCCACCAGTAGAGCTGGTCCCGATTCAGCGTCACGCTCCGCCCGCACCAGCGGGCCGAGGTCTCCAAGACCTTGGCGGCGTGGGCGAGCGCGAGGGGGGAGGGGGACCATGAGGAGGGGGCGGGGCGGCTGTAGGTGTGGCGCTCGGCATACCACGGGATGAACACGGGGCGGCGGCGTCCCACCCCTTTCCTCGCGGCCAGCCACGCGTCGTGCCACCAGTTCCCTCGCCCCCGGCCGGTGGACTCGAAGACCGCGAGGGTCAGGGGGGTCTCGGGAATGGATGGCATGAGGGAGTCGTCGATCTGATCCGGGTTCTCCCACGTCGAGAGCTCGCTGCCGTGGAAGAGGGGCCACGTCTGGCCGCGCCCCATCTGCCCGCGCTCCAGCCCGAGAGTCGCGCCCCCGCGGGTCGACTTCCCCGACTGCACGAGGATCAGGGTGTCGAGGTCGCCGAAGTACATCTCCTGATCCTTGACGTGGTGCGTGCGGGCGGGCTTCATCCACCACGGGAGGTTGGCATGGAACCGTTCGAGCATGTCGAAGAGGTAGGCCGACTGGGTCGGGACGTCGGCGGCGACCAGCGCGCCGGTGTAGGGGTAGAAGAAGACGCGATGAGAAATCAATCCCTCTACTAAAGTTGACATGCCCAATTGTCGGGCTTTCAATATCATCAATACGATGCCGTCTCCGCCAGGCTGCCTTACACACTCCAATTCACGTGCCGCGATGGTGCGGAGCGCGATCTCCTGACTCTCCAGAAGCGTGATGCGCGAGAGGGTCTGGGCCTTGGTCTTGATCCAGCCGTAGTGCGTCAGCCAGTAGGTGGCATCAGCCTTCGCCTTGTTGATCTCGTGGTAGACGAACCGCTCCTCGTCGGGATTGAGCCCGCGGCGCAGGACGCCCTTCTCCTCGTCGTAGAGGGTATCGAGCCGTGCGATCCACTCCTCCACCTGCCCCAGCGAGTAGTCGCGGAAGGTGAAGGTCGGATCGAACGTGCGCGTGTAGTCCGCGATCTGGGTCAGACGGGCGCGGACGACGGCGGGGTGGTACATGCCTGCTCCTGCATCCGGCGGCGCGACTGCCGCAGGTGCCACTTGACGCTCTGCACGCTCAGGCCCATTCGGATCCCGATCACCGCGTAGCTCAGCCGATACCGCTCACGCAGCTCCACGATCCGCTGCACCACGCGGGGATCCATCTTGGGCATCCTCGGCCTCCACATCCGTCACCGACTCGGGGGACACGGTGAACGTCGCCTCAGGGACGCCCTTGATCACGCGCGAGAGCAGCGATCCGGCCTGAATCCCCACCTGTTGCTGGACGTTGACCTGCACCTGCTGTCCGCCCCCCTTCTTCAGCAGCCCCGCCGACTCGAAGAACAGCCGCTGGCGGTCGAAGTCTGCCTCACGGGCGACTTCCCCCTTGCCGCGGCAGGTGGGGCAGACGTTCCCGCCGTCGACCGTCGTGCCCTCCCCTAGGCACGAGGGGCAGGCCACGAAGCGATCGACCGACTTCTTCGCGACGTCCTCGACGACCCCCGGCACGGCCCGCGCCATCCGATCGACGGCAATCGCGTGCGCCCGCGCCATGGCGCCGGAGCGGAAGAGCTCGATCACCGTCCCCGGCGCGATCCCGACCGAGGCCGCGATCGACGCGAGGGAGTCGATCCCGCGGCGCGGGTCGGCCAGGATCCGCACGAACGCTTCGTGGGGGTCGCTCAGGACTTGGGCTTGGAGCGCGGCAACCAGCGCCTCACGCCCCCCGACCGCGTGCTCGAAGGAGGCGAGCGACTCGCGAACCTTCTCCTTCGACAGTGCCGGTCTTGTCGTAGAGTTCCCAGAGTCGGGCAACCTCGTCCGTGGTCGCAAGGAGCGCGTCCTCGCCTTCGCCGGAATCGTCGGGGTACTCATCGGTCACGACTCCCAAGCTGTGGGTCATCTCCAGTACCGTCGCGATCCGCTCCAGCGCGAGGGCGATCCGCGTCAGGTCCGGCGGCTGCTTCGAGAAGGTCGGCATCGGACACCTGCTGTTCGTAGTCCATGGGCGGCGCGTAGTCGCGCGGGGAGAAGACCGGGCCGCGGCGGGCGGGGTGGATCCAGACCCCGACCTGCCAGATCTGCTGACACGTCGGACAAACAACCTCGGACGACTCCCACGAGACGAGGGTGCCGCTCGCGTGATACACCCGGCACGCGGGGCACTGCCACTGGAGCAGGCCCTTGATCCGCGCGATGGCGGGCGTGAAGGGGCGCGGGTCGTCGACCGAGTTGACTTCCCACTTCCGATCCCATGCGAGGGGGGAGCCGCTGTGGAATGGGGGCAGCCCCATCCCCGTGCTGGAGAACCGCACGCCGAAGATGAAGGTGCGCTGGCAGTAGGAGCACATCAGCCGCCCGTTGCGCCAGCTCACGCGCTCCGACCCGTGGAGGCAGAGGCAGTTGGGACAGACCCACTGGACCCAGCCGAGGGGGCGGGCGTGGATCATGGGGTCTTGACTCCGCGGCGCATGAGGGGGGTCTTTCGGGCCTGTGATCCCCACCGCACGAGCTGTGTCGTTTCCGGCGTGTAGGTCAACCGTGCCCCGAGCTCCCCTTGAGGGTCGAAGAGATACTGAAGCTCTGGGGCAAGCTTGAGCATGTAGTCCGCCAGCAGATCGCGGTCAGCCGTACTGAGCTCTGCTGCCTTCTCTCTCTTCAGTACCCGGTTGTACTCCTCAACGACCGCGTCGAGGTAGCTCCGCGTCGTCGGCGTCCGCTGCCCCGGCTTGGCCGAGAGGCGCTCGGCCTGCCGCTTCGCCGTGACCCGTGCGCCGACCTCGCTCGGGGAGAGGAGGTACTGAAGCCTCCCCAACACCTCTCCTCCCTTTCCCGCAAGATCAACCCACTCCGGGGCGTCCATCGTCGCACCCGAAGCGCGGCTCATCCGGCGGGCCACCCACGCCCCCGAGTGGGTGAGTTCATGGAGCAGATCTTCCAAGGCGGTCCGCTTGATGCTTCGCGCCTTATCGTACTCCCCGTTGAGGAGCCGATAGATGAAGTTGTAGTTCTCCTGGTTCGTTGGGGACATCGTGACCTTCGCGCCCAGCTTCGCCTGTGGCTGGTCCGGGGCGAGATCCCGATTGTACTGTCGCGCTGCCTTGATGAACTCTTCCGCGATCGGCCCGGACACGGGAGGCTGTGTATGCCCCATCGACTCCCGCCCTACGTGCTGCCCGACCCACCCCAGCTCCGCCGTCGTGTTCGGGAAGCGCTGCGCGATCTCTTTGTACGCTTCCTCGCTCGCCTTCGCCATCCGGTTGATGCGCGTGCGCCTCGACCCCGTCGGCTCAGCC